ACGTATGGTGGTAAATTATATAGAGTTTCTATAGTCCATTTGTCAGCAGGCGGCAAAGTGTATCCTCATATTGATATTGGAGATTATTACAAAAATAAAAATAGATTTCATTTAGTGTTAAGTGGTTACTATAATTATACTGTTGATGGTGAAACACAAAGACTTGGTGCCGGGGATTTATTTTGGTTCAACAATAAAAAAATACATTCCTCTGCTAACGCAACCCCCATACCAAGAATTTCCTTAGTGTTTGATGTTGAAGGATGCACAATATGAGTATGGGTTTAAAACGTCTTCAATCGGAAGTAAACATTTTACCTATATTGAAACAAGTTGCTGAAAATTGGAATGATTTTTATATATCCACAATAAAGCAGAATAAATATAAAGCCGTTCGAGAAACCATGTCAATTAATCTTATAAAAGGTGTTCCTCTACCCGATGACTTTTTGTATGATAATTCTCAGGAAACAATGAAGACAGAATTATATTATAAGTATGATGAATGTGTATACTTTTTAAATTGGTTTGAAAAAACTTATAGTGGTAAAATACGGAGGGCGCACATTGCTCATTTGAAAGTAAACGGCAAAGTGTATCCTCATATTGATGGCGGGGAGTATTTTAAAAATAAAGATAGATTTCATTTAGGTTTAAGTGGTTACTATGATTATACTGTTGAGGATGAAACACAAAGATTTGGTGCTGGGGATTTATTTTGGTTCAACAATAAAAAAATGCATTCTTGTATTAATGCAACCCCTATACCAAGAATTTCCTTAATATTTGATGCTGAAGGATGCACAATATGAGTACAGATTCTGAAAATACTGAAGAGAAGAAAACTAGGACAGCAGAGATTGAACTAGAGACACACGAAATTGCTACTAAAACGACTACTCCATTACATACCACCGATTGGTATATCAAGTGGGTTGCATCTGTTATTCTCATGGTAGGAATGATTCTTGCTTCAAACAATCTATATCCTTGGAATATTCTTGTTCAATGTATAGGAATTTGTGGTTGGTTAGTTGTTGCATTGATGTGGAATGACCGCTCTTTAATTATTGTCAATGCAGTTGGATTGGCTATTCTTATGAATGGTCTGATTGCTTACTGGTTAAAATTAGGATAAATAGAACGATGGTAAAACGTATCAAATCAAAAACTGATAATACAGGTTGGGTTGATCCTTCAAAGAAGAAGGTCCGTAAGAAACGTAAACCTATGACAGAGGAACAGAAGACAGCTGCAGCAGAACGTCTTGAAAAGGCACGGGCTGCCAGGGCTGAAAAGAATCCTGACTATGGTATGTCTAACATTCATGAGAGTTTGCGTGACCTACCAGATGACTATCCAATAAATCCTAAGAACGTAAAGAAGTGGATCAAGACTCAAAAAGACCTTGCGTCTGGAGAACGTAGGAATGAAAAGAAAAATGTAAAAGGTGCTCTTGCTCGTAAATTAATGCATGAAGCATATGTTCGTAATATGCAGAGATATCTACGAGATGGAGATTGGGTTGATTATTTCTATGGTGAACACCAAGAAAAGAAAATCGGCCGTGTGTGCAGAGCACAAGCTTATTATTTTGAAGGCCCTAAAAAGGGTGATCCAAAATTTGATGTGGGTGTATACTACCCATTGTTAGGAGCAGTATACACTCAAGAGATGTACAATGAGGATAATGGAGTAGAAGACAATGGCAACCAAAGCCCCAGAAAACCTGCCCGGAAACGTAATAAAAGGACCGTGGAAAAGGAAGTCAAAAAAAGAAATCGTAATACCTGATGATGATATTATAGAATTACAAGAAAACATCATGTTCTGTGATAATCTCACAGAAGGTGCAATAGTTCAGTTGATTCATACTTTGGGTGAAAATGGTTTTGAAGTTAATGATGAGCCTTTTATGCGTGACGTTGGTTTTATTATCGAGTCAGTAAGAGGAATGTTATACAGAGACATGGGGATTCATAGCCCTATGGGTAGAGTTATGGAAATATTCACAAAGACAAAGGCGGTAACTGTTGAGGGTGAAACAGCAGGATATGATTTTCATATTGATCCTAACAGAATAAGTGATCTATTGGAGGCATTTGATGATGAAGAAGAAGACCCTAAAAAACCAGCCTAAATTTTTAGAAGTTTTCAGTCCTACCATAATGGAAACCACTGTTCCGAAAAGGTTTATTGACATTATCAATGCTGCTGGTGACGATGTTCTGTCTAGTGAACAGAAGAGCGCAAAGTGGGATTGGTCACATAAGTTGGTTGGTAAGGTGAGCAAGGAAGTTCAAATTCCAGTAGACGATGCTGATGATCGTGATTTGTTGTTTAGTGTTATGAGACAAGGATGCTTAGATTATCTCAAATATATCATTTCCAAAAATCGAGCATACGGATGGTATAAACTTGCAGGCAGAGAAGGGAAGCCAACACTGGACAATATACATCTAACACATAGTTGGATTGTCAGTCAGTATGCTGGTGAGTATAATCCCTATCATCACCACACTGGAGATTTCTCTGCTGTGATCTATTTAAAGATACCACTGAAGATGCAAGAAGAATTGGATGTGGAATTTACAGATCACTATCCATCTAATGGATTGATAGAATTTATGTATGGTGAAAACTCTGATATGAGAAGCGATACCATCAAGTTTAAACCAGAGGTGGGAACAATGCTAATGTTTCCATCCTATCTCAAACATTTTGTTTATCCTTTCTATAGTGAAGGCGAACGTAGGAGTATGAGTTTCAACGCTCATTTTAAATTATAATGTGTATTGACAATTTCAATTTAAGCAAGTATAATGATAGCTGTCTTGAGGTTATTAACAAGTCAATAGCTGTAAAATATCATTTGGTTTCTGGAGTGAGTAGTTATGAGATTGATAAAGAATTTTTGTTCAAAGAAGAACTCAAACCTTTGATGATAAAAATTCAAGAATGCATCAATGAATATATCCGGCCCAATGAGAAGTTAGAGGCATCTGTCATATCATCTAGTTGGTTCAATATTTTAGGTGAAGGTCACAAGGTTGGTAGGCATCGGCATGTTGAATCTTGGGACGATAGAGAAGGAAGTGTGGTAAGTGGTGCGTATTATCCTCATGTAGAGGAAGGAAGCGCTCCTCTTATCTTTACATTTCCAGAAGGAAGAATTGTAAATATGCACCCTGCTAGTGGATCATTAGTAATTTTTCCTAGTTGGGTTGATCATCATACTACTGAAAATCAATCCAACAAACGAATTACCGTAAGTTTCAACACTGTTAGGAAAAGTGTTGTTCTTGAGAAATTTCCTAATTTAGTAAATAACGTTGAGAAAAGATTGAGAGATAATAATGATTCTAGTTGATATGAACCAGATTAGTCTGGCTAGTGTGATGATGCACTTGAATATAACCAAAAGAGATAGTGTGGATGTGGGTATGGTTCGTCATATGATCCTTAACTCACTTCGTATGTATCGACAAAGTTACTTTAGAGAATATGGTGAGTTGGTAATCTGTTATGATTCTAAACACTATTGGAGAAGAGACTACTATCCGGAATACAAAGCTAGTAGAAAGAAAACTAGAAACAATTCTGGTCACGATTGGGATGATATTTTTGAATGTCTTAATATGATCAAAGAAGAGATCACAAACAATTTTCCATATAAAGTTCTTGAGGTATATGGTGCAGAGGCTGATGATATCATTGCTGCACTTTGTCTGGAACTAGAATTTGATAATGGTAATACATTAATTTTGTCTGGTGACAAAGATTTTGTTCAGTTACAAACATATAACAACGTCAAACAATATAGTCCCATCACCAAAAAATTTATTAATAATGATGATCCAGTTGAGTATCTTTATGAACACATTCTAAAAGGAGATACCAGTGATGGTGTCCCAAATGTCTTGTCGCCTGATAATACATTTGTAGATGGGTTACGACAGAAACCATTGAGCAGAAAGAAAATCGATGAGTGGGCAGGTCCACTGTGTGAACAGCTGTTACCAAACGATGAAGTCCGACGAAATTTTCAAAGGAACAAAAAATTAATTGACCTTAGAGAATCACCAAAGGAGTTAACTCTAGAGTGCTTAAAAGCATACGAAGACGCTCCAGAAGGTGACCGCAGCAAACTACTAAATTACTTTATAGAGAACAGGCTCCAAGAGCTGATGAATAGTATAGGAGAATTTTAAAATGACACCGCTTATTTCAGAAGTGCTGGCGAAAGTTGCCAAAGCAAAGACTAAAGAACAAAAGGTTAAAATTTTGAGGGATCATGATACGGCTCCTCTGAGGATGATTTTGAAAGCATCATTTGACCCTTCAATCGAATGGGAACTTCCAGAGGGTAACGTCCCATATGTAAAAAATGATGCACCAGAAGGAACTGAGCATACGAATCTGACACATGAATCAAGACTCCTGTTTCACTTCATTAAGGGCGGTAACCCTAAATTGACGCCTCTACGGCGTGAGAATATGTTTATTCAACTCCTAGAGGGGTTGTGTGAAGAGGAAGCAGATATCGTGATTCATGCGAAGGATGGGGCCCTCCATAGAAAATATAAGGGATTGACTGATGCCGTAGTCAAGGAGGCGTTTGGTTGGACTGAGGAATATATGCAACCAGATTCTTCCGATATTATACCCGGCCATGAACAAAGATTCTAACTTTTTTTGAGAATCTTTATGAATCAATGACTTAGACGCTACGATTTTGCTTGACATATCTTATTTCTTGTGGTATTATGTATATATGATGAGAAATAAGGAAACATTATGATTGGTATTGAGATTAAAGGTGGTCTGAAGAAAGACCGTGAACTGGCAGACGAGATTGTCTGGTGGTGCATGGATACGTTGATGCCTCGTCATCGTGTATTGGATATCAACGTTACTTTCAAGAAAACATTTGAAGATGGAGCTCACGGATTTTGTTATCAAGGTGATGATGACCGTGATTTCTTCATTGATATTGACCATCGTTTAAGCCGGGCTGTCTCAAAAGTAGATTTTATCGAAACCATCATCCATGAAATGGTCCATGTGTGGCAGGGCGCAAGCGGCCGCATGAAGGACCGTTTCAAGGGTGGTTATAAACAATTGTGGAAATGTAAGGACGGCAAGTACCGTAATTATGGTTCCACCAAATATGAAAGGCAACCTTGGGAAGTAGAGGCCTATCGTTTACAGGGCCCGCTGACCAAGATGTTTATGGAAGAATTTGGCATTGAATGAAACATTAGCTAGTGTAATAATGATGCTGGGTATATCTAACCCAGCACCATTGCTAGAAAAACCAATTTACGACGATTTTCAATCGACAGAATGTCTCGCAATGAATATGTATCATGAGGCAAGAGGTCAAGGAACTGCTGGAATGATTGCTGTCTCTGCTGTTGTGCTTAACAGAGTGAATGACAAGAGATTTCCAAACTCTGTGTGTGGGGTAGTCTTTCAAGCACAAATGAAAAAATCATGGAAAACTGGAGAGCCTGTTCCTGTTAGAAACAAGTGCCAGTTTAGTTGGTATTGTGATGGCAAATCAGATGATGTAACAGATGAAGAAGCTTACAAAAAGGCACTTGACTTATCTTCTCTGATCATGCATAATGATATTAAGTTCGTTGATATAACTGATGGTGCTACACATTACCATGCTGATTATGTCAAACCGGATTGGGCGAAGACTAAGGTGAGAACCACAGAGATTGGTGATCACATTTTCTATAGATGGGAAAAGAAATGATAAGAACATTTGATGAATACCAAGAGTTTGCGAAGACTACTGCTATCTATCCAGACAATGCCAAGGTAGTGTATCCAACACTAGGGTTGTCTGGTGAGGCTGG